GCTCTTAACATTACAGAATTTTTAGTTGGTGATTATTCCATTCTCAACGATACCCCAAATCAATATCATATAATGCCTTGCTGTGTAATGATAGATGATAGCCCGGATACAATACCAGATATTACATTACCTCTAATAAAACAGAAATCTAATGGCATGCATTATTTGGAAGGTAGTAAGAGCATACGAAGATCGAGACTTATACATAACAAACCCCTATATGTCTACCCTTTAGGTCGTCACTTTGACAAAGATCATACCACCGAAGATCTCGTTATTTTATGGTATGGTTGGTCACCCTTTAACGAAACAATTATTAAGAGAAAACTACAAATTCAAAGTAAAATACCCCAATCTGACGTTGCTCGGGGCTATGGTACACAGCATATTGTAACTGAGCAGCAACTACAGGAACAATATACAAAACTTTATCCCCGCTCTAGAGATTTATCTAAAGAGCAATTTTTAAAAGAAGAATTTTTATGAAAATAGGTTTATTATTTGCTGGTATTGCATTTGGTCATAAGTCTGATAGAGACTTTAATCATTGTTTTCCTAACATTAGTAAAAACTTAATTGAACCATTAAAAGCAGAGCACGACGTTGCAATCTACGGTTTAGCATATCAAGACCAGCGAGTAGATGAAACTGTGGCATTACTTAACCCTGTAAAGTTTGGTACCTTATCGTTTGAAGGTAGCAGACAAAACACTACAAGGAAACTAGCAGTTGATATACTTGATGGTGAAGATTTAGATTTTTACATTATGTCTAGATTTGATGTTCATTATACTAAACACCTTAAAGATTTTAATTTAGATTATAATAAATTTAATTTTACCTCTCCGGAGGGTAACGGCTACTGGGATAGAGAAAAATGGGTGGGAGATACTTTTTATGCATGGCCAAAGCGGTTGCATGAACAGGTAAAAATAGCTTATAATGAGCTAATGAAATATGACCCAAATCATATGCATAACTTTTATAATATTGTTTCATCTATAATCGGGACTGAAAATATCCATTTTATGAGTACTGAGCCGCAGTTAAGCGGGCACCTACTAACTAGTATCTGTACAAAAGATTATGCAGATAGGCTAAGAAATTTAATTCCCATTGATCCAGAAATTTTATCACGGTTTCCATAAGAAAGGATACAAATGATTAACGTAGTTATTCCAATGGCCGGTAGAGGCCAGCGATTTATTGAGAGTGGGTATGATAAGCCTAAGCCAATGATTGATGTAGTTGGTGTTCCAATGATCAAACGAGTCATTGATTCACTTACGTCTAAACACAGCGAATGTAATTTTATTTTTATTGCATTGAAAGAACATTTAGATAACGGACTTCAAGAATTTCTTGAACAACAAGGTACAATTATTCCGTTAGATATTGTTACTGAAGGTGCTGCGTGTACCACATTAATGGCTCTCCCTTACATTAATAATTCTACGCCGCTAGTTATCGCAAATTGTGATCAATATCTTGAATGGGATTTTGATAGCTTTCTAGAGCATTCTAAAGACCGCGACGGTTCCCTGGTTGTGTTTAATTCTACCAACCCCCATCATAGTTACGCAAAAGTAAAAAAAGGTCAAGTTATAGAAGTAGCTGAAAAGAAAGTTATTTCAGATAAAGCCTGTGCAGGTATCTATTACTTCCGACATGGTAATGAATATATCGAGAGTGTAATTATGATGATTGCTAAGAATATCAGAACTAATAACGAATTTTATATTGCACCTGCGTATAATGAGTTAATTTCTGGACTAGGTAATGTATCGGTATACGAAGTTGACGTTAACAAGAAACATATGCTTGGTACACCATACGAGCTAGAAATATTTTTAGATAAAGTAGAGAACGGGGATGTTATATTATGAAAATTTTAATTTTTGGTAAAAGTGATATCGGTGAAGGTATTAAACAGCTGTACCCGGATACTGTAAACGTACCTAAAGAAGAATGCGATGTAAGAGATGCTTTACAGGTACGGAATACATTAAAAAAATATAACCCTGATGTAATAGTAAATTGTGCTGGTATTTCTCACGTACAGGTTGTTAAGGATTCCAACATAGATCATTGGAAAGAAGAAATTGATGTTAACTTAGTTGGCAGCTTTATAGTTGCAAGAGAATCAGTATCTTTAAATTTATTTCGTCCAATGATTTTTATTGCCTCAGTTGCAGGTATGTATGGTAAACCAGAACATAGCGGGTACTCAGCGTCTAAGTCTGGTGTTATTTCTTTCGTTCAATCACTTGGACTTGAGGGGTATAATGCCTATTCAATCAGCCCCGGTCGTGTAGATACTAAAATGAGAGAAAAAGATTACCCAGGTGAAGACATACGTACTAGGCTATCTACATTACAAGTAGCCGAAGTTATTAAAGAATGTATTGACGGTAAGTACGAGCCAGGTGATAATATTATTATTCGTAAAAAAGGTTTTACTAAACTTAAACGCGTGGATCAAGGTCAGCCTTGGAAGAAGTATCTTAATGTACAACCGCTGGGTGCACCTAAGCTAATCTAATGAAAATTATTTGTCATCGAGGCAATACGTTTGGACCTGATCCAGATAATGAAAATAAATCTGAAGTAATCGATTATTGTATACAGCAAGGGTACGATATAGAAATTGACCTCTGGGCTCATAAAACCGGTCTTTATCTTGGACATGACGAGCCAACATATTTCATCTCTATAGATTACCTCACATCACTAAAGACAAGATTATGGATACATTGTAAAAATCTTAAAGCAAGTACTGAATTATTCAGATACAGTGGCTTTAATTATTTTATGCATGATAAGGATGATTACACTTTGACAACTCAAGGGTATGTTTGGACTTATCCCAAGCCGCAGAACGTATTTTCTTACAATCAAGTTCTACTTGATTTTTACCCTAATGTAGATTTTGAAAAATATAAGTTGTTAGGTATTCATGGGGTATGTGTTGACTATGTCTAAAATTTCTATATGTTGTCCAGTTTATACCATGAACGGTACTCGGGCAGAAAAGTTTCTTGTTGAATATCTTTCTCATTTAATCTTTCAGTCGTTTAAAGACTTTGAAGTTGTTATTTCCGATCAAAGTACTTTTGATAACTTAAGAACTATAGTAGATACTTTCGACCACGCTCTTAATATCCGGTATGTACGTAATACCAGTGAGAAAAAGAATGCTGCCAATAATGTAAACAATGCCGTGAGGCATGCAAGCGGAGAAATTGTTAAATTACTCTATATGGATGACTTCTTTGTAGATCCTTTTGCACTACAAAAGATAAGCGATGCGTTTGATAATAATCCAGAAGGTAAATGGTTTATATCAGGTTTTACACACAGTAACGAAGATCGTACTGAGTACTTTGATACCAGAAAACCTTGGTATGGTAACAAGTATGTAAATGGTGATAACACAACCGGTAATCCATCTAACTATGCTGTAAGACGAGACTGTGCAATCGAGATGGACGATAACTTATTGTGGATAGTAGATGGTGAGTATTTCTATCGGTCTTACTACTATCATGGGGACCCTATTATGATAAATGACGTTTTGGTTTGCTTTAGAGAACACGGTTCATCTGCATTTCGAGATCCAAAATTTATGGAGTTAGATGCAAAAGAAAGACAGTACTGTATCGACAAGTATAATGGTACCATGCCAACGAAAGAAGTAGCATTGAGCTGGAAATGACGTTATAATATGTAATTATAAGGACTATATTATGAAAATTGGAAGTGAAACTATTGCGCTGCTGAAGAACTTTGCATCGATCAATACTAACATTGTATTTAAAGAAGGTGATGCAGTTAGTACTATCTCTAACGCAAAGAACATCTTTGCGAAAGCTGTTATTAAAGAAACGATACCTAAAGAGTTTGCAATCTATGATTTGAACTCTCTTCTGGCTATGTGGACGTTGACCGATAGTCAGGATATTGAATTTGGAGATAAATGTATCGGTATTACTAGCCCGGCTGGTAAATTTGAATACTATTACTCTAATCCTGAGATTGTAACTGCTGCACCTACTAACGAAATTGAGCATGCCGATGTTTATAAGTTTAAAGTAACAGCTGAAGATATTCAGATGATTATGAAAGCGGCTGCTATTACTGGCGCGCCTACTGTATCTGTTACTTGTAAGAATCAAGCCGTTTTATTATCGGTAAGTGATCGTAAGAATGATACTGCATCTAACTTTAGGAAATCTCTAGGTACATCCTTCGATGACTTCGATGTTTTTATTGCTGTTGAAAATCTAAAAGTTATTCCTGATGCATATGATATTACGGTTGCTAAGACTCCTAATGGTAAAGCTAAGTTCCTTCATTTCAAGCACGAATCTAGACAACTACAATATTGGATTGCAGCAGAACCTGGTTCGGTAGTTTGAGGGTAGCATATGAATGAGCATTTCATCTGGTGCGAGAAGTATCGACCTAAGAAAATTGACGATTGCATTTTACCTGAGTCTCAGAAAGAATACTTTAAGCAGATGGTTGCTAAAGGTGAGATTCAGAATATGTTGCTATGTGGGTCCGCGGGTACTGGTAAGACTACGGTAGCTAGGGCTCTGTGTGAGGAGCTTCAAACAGACTATATGATCATTAACGGATCAGAAGAGTCTGGTATTGATGTATTGCGTACTAAGATTAAGCAATTTGCCTCCACCGTTTCGTTTACTGGTAATACCAAGGTGGTTATCCTTGACGAAGCTGATTACTTAAATCCTAATTCTACTCAGCCTGCGTTGCGTGGGTTCATCGAAGAGTTTGCAAGTAATTGTCGCTTTATTCTAACCTGTAATTTTAAGAATCGTATTATTGCACCCCTACATTCAAGGTGCGCAGTAATTGAGTTTAAAATACCTAATGCTGATAAGCCTGCGATTGCATCTAGCTTCTTTAAGCGTGTGTGTAGTATCCTAGAACAAGAGTCTATACCTTTCGATCAAAAGGTGATCGTTAAGATCGTACAGAAGCACTTCCCTGACTTTCGTAGAACGCTAAACGAGCTTCAGCGCTATTCACAATCCGGTTCTATTGATGAAGGTATCTTAGTCAGTGTCAGTGAAGCTAATATGAAAGAGCTTATTGATGCTATTAAAGAAAAAGACTGGAAGAAGATGAGAGCCTGGGTTGTTAATAATCTAGATAATGACCCCGTATCCTTGTTCCGTAAGATTTATGATACGTTTGTACCTCTAACTAATCAAGTACCTCAACTGATCCTAACGATAGCTGACTACCAGTATAAGTCCGCTTTTGTAGCTGATCAAGAAATTAATCTTGTTGCATGCTTAACTGAAATTATGGCATCGGTAGAACTTAAATGAACGAATTGTTAAGACCTACATTTGAATGGATAAAAGATGATTTTAAGTCCAATAGAATTCGGTTTGCTGTTGAGTTGGTCGCTTGGGCTATTAGTATTGGTTGTTCGATTACTATGGCTGCCACAGTCCCCAGCCCTCCGCTTCTTGTTCTTTATCCTATTTGGATTACTGGTTGCGCTCTTTATGCTTGGGCTAGTTGGACTAGGAAATCATTTGGCATGTTGGCTAACTACCTGCTCTTAACTACTATAGATTCTATAGGCTTAATTAGGATGTTAATGTAATGTTTGGAGAACCTAAAGTAGAGATAGTTATCGAGCCTTACAAAGCACCTGCTATATCACCCTTCGATTTTATAAATGCAATTACCTATAATAAGAACGATATTATGGTAGATGATTGGGCTGAAAAACAATATGTTCCATACATTGTAAATAAAGGGCTTTCGTACGGCGCTGATACCGTAATCCAGGCAAATGAGATGAACTCAAGACCTCATCTTGATAAGAAACTCCAATTCCAATTTCTCCTAAATAATATTAGGCCTAAGAAACGCTATAATAAGTGGATCAAAGCTGAGAAGATTGAATCGATAGAAGTAATAAAACAATACTATGGTTATAGCACAGAAAAAGCACGCCAGGTACTCCCCCTTCTAGATCAGTCTCAAATTGACCTGATAAAACAAAAATTAGAAAAAGGTGGAATAAATAATGTCAAACGAGTACTTCAAGATTGACTTACCTGGATATGCACCCCTAGAAGTCCTACTTGTTAAACCAGATGATTTTCTTAAAGTAAGAGAAACATTAACTAGAATTGGTGTTGCCTCTAGAAAAGATAAGATTCTTTTTCAATCCTGCCATATATTACATAAGCAAGGTAAATACTATATCGTGCACTTTAAGGAACTCTTTGCTCTAGACGGAAAGCAAACTGACTTAACAGAAAACGATCTAGAGCGTAGAAATACAATTGCCAAGCTCCTTTCTGACTGGGAGCTGGTAAAGATTATAGAGGTTACAAAATTTACCGATCTTGCTCCTTTATCGCAGATAAAAATTATTGCTTTTAAGGATAAAGGTGAGTGGGATCTACAAACTAAGTATAATATTGGTAACAAAAGAGTAAATTATAACGAGCAATCGTATAAATAAATTAAATTGACGAACGCCATTGGGTTCGTCTACAAGTCCCACCTTAGGGCTGTTTGATGCTACGGTATAAGGCGTCCGAGCAATTGCACTGTCACTCGTTAGTTGACCCAGTATTAAGTAAGCTGGATTAAGATATGCCTTCGGGGTATCGAATTTTTAACTTTTCGCTTAATAGGAGAAACTATATGTTCTACGCAAACATGGCTATTGATTCAATTCAAGATGCTAAAATCAACTTCCTCAAACAAACAGTACAGGAAGATTCCCTTAAAAAACCTTTAATTGATTTCGTAGAGGCACAACGTGTCTTTACAAAGCAAATCGCTAAGTCGGCCAACGATGTTATAACATTGGCTTCTGAGACATTTGCAAATGCAATTACTGGTGTAACTAAAAAGGGAGCTTAATATGACATTAGGTAACATTACTTTTGGTCCTGCATTTAAGGACATGGATAAATTTCTTGTTGGTTTCGATGATCAATTTTCGCGCATTGCTAAAATGCACGATGATATGACAAAGAATATTCCTAACTACCCTCCCTACAACATTAAAAAAACAGGCGATAATACTTACGTTGTTGAAGTAGCTGTTGCTGGTTTTTCTAAACAAGACATTGAGATCGAACTCAATGACGGTAAGATGTTAATTAAGGGTAACGTTCAGTCAAATGAAGCAGAAGAAAACTTCTTGTTCAAAGGTATTGCAAATCGCGCGTTCACTCGCTCATTCGCACTCGATGATCAAATCGAAGTACAAACTGCTGAGATGTTCAATGGTATGCTTAAAGTATTTTTAGAGCGTATTATTCCTGAGCATAGGAAGCCAAAGAAGATCGAAGTAAAAGATACTTCAGAAGCTAAACCTAAAAAAACCAAACCTCAACTACTTTCTGAAGAAAACGTTTTGTAAAATGAACCCCCTCGGGCCCGAGGGGTCATGAATATACTATCACTAATACCTGTTACAAGAAAAAACTGGGTTATTCAAGCCAGTGTTTTTGATGATCAGATATTAGTGTTTTTTCATAACCCGTTAACACTTGCATATTTCTTTAAGATCTTTTATAATGAAGAATGTGCTTATGAATTTATTGAGAAAATTATTTTAACATGATTAAAATTGTAAAATTGATTACAGGTGAAGAGTTGATTGCAGATGTAACGGGTAGTGAAATACTTTCCTTAAGTAAACCATGTGTAATACAAATGGTCCCTTCACGTCAAAATCCTGAACAACCTATGATGGGCATGTTCCCTTATGCAGCTTTTACTGAAGATCATTCTATTGAGGTAGATAGGGCTAAAATTGTCTGGAGTGCAAAACCGGTCAAGGAACTTTATAATCAGTACAACTCTGCCTTTGGTTCCGGTATCCAAATTGCTGGACTGTAATGTTTCATGTAGTAGTTCAAAATATTATGAAAGTAGTAAAGAAACCCTATTCAGTAACGTTAGTTAATCCTCTTAACTCAGAAGAGTGGATTTGTGAGGATTACAACGATATACGCTTTATTGATGGTGTAGAATACGTGAAAGTCCGTAAACCTATCATGCAACGCACTGTGCTGATGCGTAAAGATGCGTTACGTAAGAAGTAACGTAACAGTTGCAGTTTGGTCAGACTTGATATATAATAGATACATCTACTAAGGAGATATCTGATGAAGAAATTTATTGTAACTGTAATTGCAGGTTTAGCTTTTAGTAATTCTGCTTTTGCATGGGGCGATCGCGAACAAGGTGCGCTTGCTGGTATTGCAGGCTTGTGGGCAATTCAACAACTGCATAGAGGTGGTCAACCTCAAGTCGTATATCAGCAGACGCCACCTGTAATAGTACAACAGGCGCCTGTAATTATACATCAACCCCCTATCTATAACTTCCCTATTCGGAACTATTATTCTTGCCTAGTGCAAGTGCAAGACCCCTATTCAGGTATTATTAGAAACGAAGTTCGTACTTGCGTTAATTAGTAAATTTAACAGAATAACGGGCTGGTAGCTTAATGGTAAAGCGTTCGACTCATAATCGATTGAGTGAGAGTTCAATTCTCTCCCAGCCCACCAATTGGAGTAAGTATGGAAAATAAAACGTATATATTTGATGTCGTAGATGCCGAGGATGGTTCTGGGGATAAAATGCTTCAGTTTACTGATGAGTTCTTAGTTGACCAAGATTGGCGTATAGACGATATTATTAGTTTTGACGTACAAGAAGATAATTCAGTTATATTAAAGAATAAAACCTGGGAACAAAGAAATGAAAGTCTATCTAAGCAAATACCGCTATCACTGGATCAGCCCTTACACGATTCTTGAGAAGATTTTCTTTTGGCGTGAGATTGATTACGATGAGCCACTCATTGATAAACTTAGTAATATTCTGACACCTGTTTGTCAGGGTATACAGAAAGTATTAGATACCATACACCCTAAGATCGATTATGTAAAGATCGATAAGTGGGATACTTGGAGTATGGATAGTTCACTATCTCGAATTATCCTTCCTATGCTTAAACAGCTCCAGCTAACTAAGCATGGTGCACCGGGAGTTGATGATGAAGATGTACCTGAAGGATTAAACCTTCGTACTACCGAAGCACCTGCAAAAGAGAATGAATGGGATACAGACGAGAACTGGCATAAGCGTTGGGACTGGGTATTGTCAGAAATGATCTGGACCTTTGAGCAGTTAACATCTGATTGGGATTCTCAATACCATACGGGTGAATTTGATAGAATAAGCACACCATGTGCCTGGGATGAAAACGGTAAACCGACTATGTACTCCTGGGATAAAGGTCCTAACGATACAACTGAATTTGATAGCGAAGGTTATAAGAAGCATAATGAAAGAATTACTAACGGTACAATTCTATTCGGTAAGTACTATCGCGCCCTTTGGGATTAATTATGAAGAGTGTATTGGTTATTACCCCTACCACGGGGGCTCCTGAATTAGCTGATGCTGTATATTCGGTATTAAATCAGACGAACAAAGAGGTAGAGCACCTTCTAGTTGTAGACGGTGTTAAGTTTTCATCTAGAGTAGACAAGGTATTAAACGATGCAAGAATCATTACAGGTGGAAAAGTTAAACGAATTGACTTACCGTTTAATACCGGTGGGGAAGGCTTTTATGGCCATCGAATCATGGCTGGGTTTGGCCATCTTATCGATCACGATTATGTTCTCTTCCTAGATCAGGATAATTGGTATGAACCTAATCACGTAGAATCACTTATAAATATTATTGAAAGTAAGGAACTCGACTGGGCATATTCACTCAGACAGATTTTCGATAAAGATAAGAATTATATTACCAATGATAATTGTGAGTCGTTAGGTCGATGGTCTGCATGGGTAGGTGAAGACGTTCATCTAATAGATACAAGCTCGTATTGCTTTAAGACATCCTTCTATCGTCAAGTATGTCACATCTGGGATTATGGGTGGGGTGGAGATAGAAGATTCTATAGTATTTTAAAAGATCATATTAAACACGACAATTATGCGTGCACAGGTAAATACACACTCAATTACAGGTTAGGGGGAAACGATGGCTCAGTTCAAGCCGGATTCTTTATTGACGGGAACAAGAAACAGTCAGAAGTTTATACCAGCAGTTTTCCCTGGAACCAATGAACCAATAACGCGGGGTAGCTCAGTAGTAGAGCGTGGGACTCATAATCCTGAGGTCGAAGGTGCGACTCCTTCCCCCGCAACCATTTCTCCTAATATTATTTTAGGTTACAACTAATGTTAAATTGGTCAATAACCTGTTAAGAATATGATATAATTATGGACGAGAGGGGTATAAACCCTGCGTTGCAATTACTGCACGAGGACCGTTGTTCCAATCCAACGCCTTGACACCAGGAGCTTTTGGATCCATTGGACGAAGATCAGGTAAGCAAAAATTATTGCGACCATCTCCACCATATCTTGTACCCATCACAGAATACAATGCTGCGTTCTGTTGTACAGAAATACATTGCCCATTTGCTTCGAGAAATCCCATAGGAGCAAATGTCCCTGTGAACCACATTACCATACCTAAAAATATTTCCATGTTTATCTCCTGTTTAGATTATTTACCATTATTATTTATACCTGTCTTTATCCTTTAACCAGTCAGAAAACATTACACAAAAAACTGCGACTAAAGGCATCATGCATAACATGAAAAGCATGTCATTAAAGGTAATTACTATATTAAAGTACATTTATATTTCAGGGCCAGTATATATTGGTCGGCTACTTATACCTGAACCTAGTACACAGGCTTTGTCTTTATCAAATTGTACTAAAGTCCATGTCTTTGTTATCTCATTAACAAAAAGAGTAGTTCCACTTGTATCAATGCCATCCCCTTTGCCTACCCATATAGGTCGTTCGCCAGCTTGTTCAGTAAGCGCTTGAAATACCAACGCTGTGTCATCACAAACAACTGGTTTCTTTAATTGAAATGATTGAGCCATTACTGTAGGTACAAAAATTATCATTGTAAGAAATATTTTTAGCATATTGTAAACCTTTTATTAATTCTTTGCGTAGTTATCTAACTCTTTTTTCTCTGCTGCTTCTCTTTCTCGCTGCTGTCGTCTAACAAGCGCAGCTCTTGCTGCAACTTTTTCTTCATATATTCTTTTTTCTTCCGCTGCGCCATATATTGCAACACCACCCATAGCCATTGCAAATAAAATAACAGACCCTGCAATAAAATACATAGCAAATATAAACATGTCTGCCATTTTCTTTTTATGTGCTAATTGACGCTCTTCTTCTTCGCGTTGAGCTTCTGCGCGTTCTTTAAAAAGTCTAGTGCGCTCGGCAATCATCTGTTCCCAAATCTGTGGCTTGCCCAACTGCCAGAGAATCATATCTTTAAGTTCTCGCTCTGCTTGACGTAAAGCATCGCTATGCATAGCAATCTGAAGTGCCTCATGGCCAAGCTCGGCATCAGTTTTACCTAGACGACTAGCTTTAGCTTTTACCTTTGATCTTTCGCGATGTATTGCATCTGAGGATTCAAAAAACTTACTGAATTGACCCGTAAGACTGTTGATGTCTTTACCCAGTGCGATGGCTTGTTTAATATAACCTACTGCAGATTGAGCGGCAGTAAATGCTAGACCAATGGTAATTGGATCCATAATTAACTACCACGCTTACATATGTCTACATGCAGTCTATTAGAACAATCTTTAATAACCCATTCAACACAATATACTATACGATTAAAGACATCACCAGTCCACATCCAACGTGCACATACTTTTACTTCATTCGGTTTAAGTATTTCATTTTGCCCTGCAGCTGATAATGTAATAGTCAGTAGTATAACTACCAACCATCTTAAATTGGTAGCCACAGCCAAACACCTTGGCTCATTAAAATCGCACCAATAGCGCCGACACCTAAGCTTGCCCAGAACATGCCCATGCTAACAGCTAGTATAGCAGCAGACAATAAAACGATACTTAATTGTAGAGAGGAACCTGCAAACGTTAACCAAGGCCCGTGCTTTTTAGCATTGTCTCTTTCAGCTTCAAGCTCTCTGGCTTTTACCATTAATTCCTTTTTACCCTCACCTGTTTTAGGATCAGATTCATAACGCTCTATCTTAGCTTGTAGCTGTTCGCGTCTTTTAGGATCTTTTGCATCTTCAAGTTGACCTTCGGCGATAGATTGCTTAATAGATTTTGCTTGATAAAAGTTCCAGGTATCGTTAGCTTTAATTGTGTTTTGTAACACACTGCTACTGATACCATTAGCAATATATGTATTAATAGCTAGCATGGCCGCTATGACCGTAATAGTCCAGCCTGCTTTGTCCTTAATTCTTGCTTCGCGCTCAGAGCGGGAAAGTGTTATTACTTCTGTCATTTTTTAATACCTTTTACGCTTTTCTTTATTATTGGTTTTTTTTCAGTACTCTTTGCAACAGGTTTTTTTACGGTAGTTTTTCTAATTGTTGGTTTTACAGGTTTTACAACAATTGAATCTTTATGCTTAATAACCATTACAAGTAAAATTAAACTTAAATTTATTACAATAATCATTGTCCATGCTGCTGTCATGTAGAATAGATATTCAGATTGCAGCCTATTAACCACCATTGTATAAAACGTATCAGTTGTACTTACAATTTCCTGCTTATATTTTTTATAGTCATCTCCGAACATTAATATCTGCGCGGCAGTATAGTGATGAGTTTGTACATCATAATTTAATTCAGACCTCCCTTTTTCAACCCACGCAAAAGATTCAACTTCGAGTTTAGCGAGATTATTACTTAATTCTTCTGCCTTTAATAACTTATCTAATTCTGTTTGTAGGAACGGTACCGCCTTTACTCTGGCTTTAAAGGATTCTTTAATACCTTTTTCATCAGCAATTTCTCCGTTACGAATTTTAAGTATATTATTAAATTCGTTTAACCAATGCTTGTTTTTGGTTGTTACAAAATACCTTGCATAATTAGTTAAATCATCAGACGACTTAGCCATTACTCGGCTAAGAGAGGCAGCTTGATTTAATGTTATTAACTGAGATTCCGCACTCTTAAAGCAACTTAGTACAGCTAAACTACATAAGAATATAACCCCTGCAATAATGTATGGGGTTTTTTTAAATTCTAAAATTTTATCTATTATTTTCATGTCAGGCTTTTTATTAAAAGGGTTAGTATCTGTTTTACCTCAGCTTGATAATTAGTAAGTACGACCATACCTAGGCCTAAAGCAGCAGTGGGGAAGCTTTTTGATGGCGACGAAGCAGGAGCAGGTACGGGTGCCCTCCGTCTATTAGTAACTTTTTTGGTTACCATTTTATCTCCATTAGTTGTTATTTTTATGTAATGGTCACGAACACGTTGCATGTTCAGATAAAGTCATATATACTACGGTATTATTTATGAACTCTCAGATGCTATTCTATACTAATATCTATACGCGTGGAAATTACATTCATTTTCGTGGTTTCAAGGATGGTAAGCGTGTAAAGGAAAAGATCCCCTTTCAACCTACTTTGTACGTTCGTTCTGGTAAACCTTCAGAATTTAAATCGCTTTGGGGCGATAATCTTGAAAAAGTTAAATTTAGTACGATTAAGGAAGCTCGAGCATTCGTTGACCAGTATAAAGAAGTAAGTAACTTTCCTATCTTTGGCAATAGAAGTTATGGCTATCAGTTCATCAGTAAGATGTTTCCTGATACGATCGAATTTGATATTTCTTTGATGAAGATTGTAACTATCGATATCGAAACTACAACTGAATACGGGTTCCCCGATCCTAGGGTCGCACAAGAGCAAATTACACTTATATCAATACAGGACTTTAATACAAAGATAATTACAACGTTCGGTTGTGGGCCCTATCTAAGCAAGAAACCTAACTCGGTATACATTCAGTGTAAGGATGAATTCGATCTTCTACGTCAGTTTATTAATCATCATAAGTCTGATTACCCTGATGTAACGACGGGTTGGAATAGTCAGTTATTTGATATTGCATACCTATCTTCACGTATTATCAAAGTTCTTGGTGAAAAGGCTTTAAACGAATGTTCACCCTGGGGTTATGTAAGGCAGTATGAAGTACCAACTGCACGGGGTCGGACTCAGTTGGCGTTTGAGTGGTGTGGTATTTCTATTCTCGACTTTATGGATCTGTATAAGAAGTTCTCCTATAAGATGGTTGAAAACTATAAGTTGGATACTGTTGCGATGGAAGAGCTCGGTGAAAGTAAGTTAAAGAATCCTTATGCAACGTTTAAAGAGTTCTATACCAAGGACTGGGAACTATTTGTAGACTATAATATTCGCGACGTAGAGTTGGTTGACCGTCTTGAAGAAAAGATGAAGATCATTAACTTGATTCTTACTATGGCTTATGATGCGAAGTGTAACTATACTGATATCTTTTCTTCTGTAAGAACTTGGGATTGTATTTTATATAATAAGCTGTTAAGAAATAATATTATTGTTCATAACCCACCGGGTGTTGATCCTGCTATGGATCGAACTATCATGGGCGCATATGTTAAAGAACCTAAACCGACTCAATATGACTGGGTAGTTTCTTTTGACGCTACATCTCTCTACCCCTCTATTATTATGTCGTGGAATATGTCACCAGAAACTCTGGTAGAGGGCCAGAAGTTTCTAGCCGATGATGAAAAGAGCATTCAACGTCTTATTGATACTGAAGTTAATACTTCTGAGATACATAAGAACGATTGGTCTATGACTGCTAATGGTCAATGTTTTACTCGGGACAAGAAGGGTATCTTCCCGGAGTTAATTGACTTCTATTTTACTTCTCGGCAAATAGCTAAAAAAGAAATGTTAGCCGCGCAAAGTAAGTACGAAGAGACCAAGGATAAAAAGTATCTTAATTTAATCTCTAGTCTTAACTCCAAGCAGATGGCTGCTAAGATTTTAATGAACTCTCTTTACGGTGCGCTGGGTAACGTTCATTTTAGATTTTATGATATTAGGATTGCTGAAGGTATTACGATGACCGGTCAGTTACTAATTCGATCAGTAGCTAAAAAACTTAACGAGTTTGTAAATAAGGAAAGCGGTACAACGGATGTTGATTATTCTTTTTATTCTGATACTGACTCTACCTACATTACTCTTGGTGCTTTGGTCGATAAGAATCTTAAAGATAAAACTAAGTCAGAAATCGTCGATGTACTCAATAAGTATTGCGCAACTCAAATTGAACCGACGATCGATGCTGCTTGTGAGTCTCTTTCCGAATACCTGAATGTATATCAACGTAAGATTAAATTCAAGCGTGAGATTATTGCCGATAGAGGTATCTGGATTGCTAAGAAGCGGTATGCTGTTAACGTATATAACTCTGAGGGTGTTGCATATGATCCCCCGAAGCTAAAAGTACTGGGTATGGAGATTGTTAGATCGTCTACGCCTGCCCCAGTTCGTAAAGCGCTTAAAGAAGCTGTATCGATTGCTCTCACTAAAGATGAAATGACGCTAAGGCAATTCGTAGCTGATCTAGAAGCAACGTGGCATAGTTTGGATCCTGAAGATATTGCATTTCCTCGAGGGGTGAATGGTATTAAGGATTATGCCGATTCGAATAGTATCTTTAAGAAGGCTACCCCTATCCACGTGCGCGGTGCTCTCATATATAATCATCTAGTCACCAGTAAGGGGCTAGAGAAGAAGTATCAACTGATTCAGGAGGGCGATAAAATTAAGTTTTTATATCTCCGTGAACCGAATCCTTTAGGTACTCACGTTATTACATTTGCAGGCGAGGTACCACCGGAGTTTAAAATTCGTGAGTATATCGACTACGATAAAATGTTTGAGAAGTCTTTTCTCGAACCCCTTAACTCTTTGCTAAGCTGTATTGGATGGCAAGTTAAAGAAACCGCATCTCTAGAAGGATTATTCGGATGAAAAACTTATTAGCTTTATTAATTGCAGCATTATTTACTCTACCAGCGATCGCTCAAAAAGTACCTAAAAACTCAGCTACCTATGATACTCAAGTTTTACGTGTAAGTGATGGTGATACTATTGTTATTGCAGCACCATTCCTACCTGCTCCACTCAAACCAGAGCTAGCAGTTCGTATCTTCGGTGTTGATACACCTGAAAAAGGTCATCGGGCTCAATGCGCACAAGAAGATCAAAAAGCACAGTTAGCTAGTAATTTTACTAAACAGATGATTTCTCAAGGTGGTAAGATACAAGTTACATTATATGCTTGGGATAAATTTGGGGGTAGGGTGCTCGGAGATATCCTAGTTAATGGTCAGAGTGTTCGAGCCGGGTTAATTGCTAACGGATTAGCACGAGAATATTACGGTGACGCAAAACAAAGCTGGTGCCAGTAATCGATTGACCTTACTACTAATCTATATTATAATAAGTGATCTATAAGGAACTATACAATGTCTATACTTGATAAAATTAAGAAAAACTCTACGATTAAGGATACGGCTATCTTAGCCGATTCAAAGTTCTTTCAGAAGAAAGATATGATCCCTACCTCTATACCTGCAATCAATATTGCATTGTCAGGTAAACTGGACGGCGGGCTAACGCCTGGGTTAACTATGTGGGCTGGGCCTTCTAAGCATTTTAAGACTGCATTCTCGTTACTAATGGCGAAGTCGTATTTAGATAAGTATCCTGATGCTTGCCTACTCTTTTATGATTCTGAATTCGGTACTCCTCAGTCGTACTTTGACTCCTTCGGTATTGATTCTAAGCGTGTTCTTCATACTCCTCTAACTAATATTGAGCAGTTAAAGTTTGATATAATGACCCAGCTTGAAGGTGTCGAGCGAAACGATCATCTGATTATTATTATTGACTCTATTGGTAACCTTGCTTCTAAGAAAGAGGTTGAGGATGCTCTAGAAGGTAAATCTGTTGCTGATATGTCTCGAGCGAAGCAGATTAAGTCTTTATTCCGAATGGTAACGCCTCATCTATCGCTAAAAGATATTCCTATGATTATTGTTAACCATACCTATAAGACTATGGAACTGTATTCCAAGGATGTTGTAGGTGGTGGTACTGGTTCTTATTATGCTGCCGATAATATCTTTATTCTAGGTCGTCAGCAAGAAAAAGAAGGTACAGAGGTTGTAGGTTATAACTTTATTATTAACGTTGAGAAGTCTCGTTATGTAAGAGAGAAATCTAAGATTCCTGTTACCGTTCGTCACGACGGTGGTATTAGTCGCTGGTCGGGTTTACTAGACATGGCTATTGAATCTGGTCATGTTGTTAAGCCATCAAATGGGTGGTATTCACGGGTTGATAAAGAGACTGGCGAGATTGAAGAAAAGAAGTTTCGTATTAAGGATACGGATACGAAAGAATTCTGGATGCCGATTCTCACTACTAAGTCTTTTCATGACTGGGTTAAAGAGACGTATCAAGTTTCGAATGGTGCAATTATTAGTGATCTTGAAATAAACGAGGAGTATGCAGATGCTAAGGAATGATTTATTTAAACCCTGGTTTGTAGGTGAGAAGGATTGGGGCTTTGAAATTATTGATGGGGAGTTTAAAGGTGTTACTGTTCAGATTGAAAAGTTAGATTGGCCTGAAGAAGGTAAGAATGAACTTTCTCTTGACTATCATATAGTACATAAATCCGAATTAATTACGGATGAAGATATTAAGAGTGATAAATTTAAAGTTGTCATGGATATAATTATTAACGATATTTTAAGAGAAGCAATTGATGACCTCAAACAGACTAGAGATAACGATACTACGGAATCTAGTACATAATGAAAATTATATGCGGAAGGTTCTTCCGTTTGTAAAGACAGAGTACTTTACAGATGAAAGTGAAAGAACGATCTATAAAGTAATTAATGATTTTGTAGTTAAGTATAATAAACCTCCAACTACTGAAGCGCTAGGTATAACGTTACAGAATTCTAATTTACCCGAGGGTACGTTTAAAGAGACTGGTAACCTATTAAAAGAGTTAGAAGTATTTGAGCAGCCAAATCAAGATTGGTTGTTAGATGAGACCGAGAAGTTTTGTAAGGATAAAGCCGTCTATAATGCTATTCTTCAATCGATTGGTATCATGGAGGGTAGAGATAAGAACTTTAGTAAAGATGGCATACCATCGTTGTTACAGGAGGCGCTAGGTGTCTGCTTTGATTCTTCCGTGGGTCATGATTACTTTGAAGATTCTTCTGAGCGGTTTGATTTTTATAACCGTGTCGAGTCTAGGCTTCCTTTTGATCTTTCATTATTCAATAAGATCACAAATGGAGGCTTACCTAACAAAACGCTTAATATTGCTCTGGCTGGTACTGGGGTGGGTAAGTCTCTTTTTATGTGCCACATGGCTGCTGCCAACCTGGCCTTAGGTAAGAACGTATTATATATTACGCTGGAGATGGCTGAGGAGAGGATTGCCGAGCGGGTTGATGCTAACTTACTGAATGTAGAGATAGACCAGTTAAAGAATTTGCCTAAGCAGATGTTTGAAGGTAGAATAGATAAGATTAACGGTAAG